GGAAAGCCAGACTGTATGCCGTGAAATGCGTCGTCTCGGGCATGAGGCGTATTCCTGCGATATACAGGAGTGCTCAGGCGGTCACCCGGAATGGCATATCAAGGGCGATGTTCTTCCGCTAATCAACGGACGGTGCGAATTCGTCACCATGGGCGGTGAGCGGCATGAGATTTCTGACAGATGGGATATGCTGATAGCGCACCCGCCGTGTACATATCTTTCAGGCGTAACAACACGGCATTTGTCGCTGAAAATGACACCGCCAGAAAAGGTTGTTGCCCGAATGTGGAAGCTTGCTGAAGCCGCTGTATTCTTTATGCAATTTGCGCTTGCTGATTGTGAACGCATATGCGTCGAAAATCCTCTTGGCTTTATGTCCACGCTTTGGAGAAAGCCAGACCAGATAGTACAACCTTATTATTTCGCCGAAAACCCGGACGATATAGAGAACTACCAAAAGAAGCGCACCTGCTTCTGGCTTAAAGGGCTGAAACCGCTTCAACGGACAACTCGGCTTGCGCCGCCTCAGCCTTACGGATACACTAAGAGCGGACACCCTATTAACTTTGAAGAGGCTGGCGGGAAAATAGCTGGGGTTCAGCACGGTGGAAGCCGCGCCAAAGCTCGTTCCAAAACATTCCCCGGAATCGCCCGCGCTATGGCTGAACAGTGGGCGGGAGAAGAAAAAAACCGCTCCTGAACGGCAATTCGGGAAGCGGCAAAGAAATAATATCACATGCTCATTATATCATGAGCGGAAAGGTTTGTCAAGTGGACAAGATTTATGGCAAAGGCATAAACTACCGCCCAGCCATCGACGGCAAACAGGACACCCCGCACAGCAAGGAGATATACCTTGAGAAGCTGCTCCCCCTTGAAGAATACGACAAGATAATCGTGCTCTTTTCGGGCGGGAAAGACAGTCTGGCGTGTGTGCTCCACCTGTTGGAGCTGGGCGTTCCCCGGGAGGAAATCGAACTGTGGCACCACGATATAGACGGCGGCGAGCCGAACCTGCACATGGATTGGCTTCCTACACAGAACTACTGTCGGGCTGTCGCAGAGTATCTCGGTATTCCATTGCGCGTAAGCTGGCGGATAGGCGGTTTCTGGAGCGAGGTCTACCGCGTGGGTGCCAGTAATCCTATCCTCTACGAGAATGGTGGCGAAATCGCCATGTGTAAGCTCTCAGAGCGCCAGAAGCGCACACTTGAATTAAAAAGCAAGGTCATGGGTGAAGACGAAAGCGCCGAGGTTGAAAATTACGGCAAGCGTGGAAATTTCCCGGCGAAATCAGCTAATCTTGCACAGCGCTGGTGCAGCTCTTATCTTAAAATCATGGTAGGCGGGGGAGCAATTCGCAGTCTGGAAACGGACGAGCTCAAGGGAATCGGCGAGTGCAATAAATTCCCGGCAAAATCCGGAATAGCCAACGGTCGTTACTGCTCCCCGAACCTTAAACGGGTAGTCGGTGAGAGCGTTATCCGAGAAATTGAGAGCATAGGGAGCCGTATGAAATTCCCCGCTAAGGGTAGCTGTCAGTCTGGAAGATGGTGCTCGGGAAGTCTGAAAGCTTCCGTCCAGAACGGAGTTACAAGCAATCTGGAGCAGACCAGGCAGGACGTGAAACTGTTGGTGATTTCCGGCGAGCGGCGCGAAGAAAGCAAAGGGCGGAGCAAATACAACGAAATCGAACTGCACCCTACCAACGCTACGGCAAAAGCCAAACGGCTTGTACATACATGGCGTACGGTCATTGACTGGTCGGAGGCGTATATCTGGGAGATCATCAAACGATGGCACATTTCTCCGCACCCATGTTATTTCGCAGGCTGGAACCGCTGCTCCTGCGCGATGTGCATATTCGGTCTGCCGAAGCACTGGGCTGGAATCCGGGAGTTGTTCCCAGACTGGTACGAGCAGTTCAGACAGGCGGAAATCGAACTTAATTTCACACTTGATAACAAGAAAAATCTTGACGAGTACATCGGGGACACGGAAAGCTGCGTATGCCATGATAATCCGAAAGCAATACATCAGCTCCTTACCGGAGATTTTTCCGTGAGCGATGTGTACGTTGAGAATTGGCAGTACCCGGCAGGCGCCTTCATGGGCGCAGATGGCGGTCCGTGTTGATGGACCAGAAACTACATTTGGAGGGACAAATCATGATCATAGCCGAAGATCTCACCCCGGAGGAGCGCGAAAAGCTCACGGCGGTCTTAAAAGAAAATTCGAAGAAGGTGCAGATATGACAATATACGAACAGATGAAAACAATGCCGCTGCCGGCATACAAGGTAGTAAGCAGGAAAAACGCAGAGGAAATAATGTCGCGTATTCCTGAGAATTTACCGGAAAACCACAACCGCCTCAATTCCGAATTTTGTGGTGCAAAAGATTGCTTTTGTTCAGGGTATCTTCAGGCGTACAACGTAATTTATGCGCTTTTAGATGGGCCAACGCTTGACAGGGCAATCCTACTGCTGGAGCTTCGCGCAGTGGAACTTTCAGATGAGTATCAGGCAATGATAAACTTGTTCAGCGATGGTACCGATTCTACCGAGGTCAAACTGGCTTACCAGATAGGCTGGGATTATGCGAGGACAAAGGTTGAAGAGATTTTGGAGAAACACATTGAAACTCCCAGTACGTCCATGTTCTTTGCCGAAGAACACACCCCGGAGGAGCGCGAAGCTAAGCTCCGGGAAATACTCGACACTATCGGAGAAAAGGAGAAAAACACATGAACGAATACAGAATACAGTCCATGAAGCTGCTGAATTTCTGTGGAATTCAGTCGCTTGAGATAAAGCCGGACGGCGCTGATCTCACGATACACGGCGACAACGCCACAGGCAAGACTACCATCGCGAACGCATTCGCGTGGCTGTTCACCGGGAAGAATGCCGCAGGCACTGCGGACTTCGACCCTGCACCGCTGGACGGAACCAACGCCAAGATACATAACCTTGAAACCTCTGTCGCAGCGAAATTCACGAACGGCGCCGAGTACCGCCGTGTACTGACCGAGGTCTGGACGAAGAAGCGCGGAGAAGTCACGGCGCAGCTCACAGGGACGAAAACATCATATTACAAGGACGATGTTCCCCTCAAGGAAAAGGAGTTCAACGCGGAAACCGAAACGCTTTTCGGTGGAGCGGAGCAGTTCCGCATGCTGACGGCGGTCGGGTATTTCCCGGCGGTCATGGACTGGAAAGCACGCCGGAAACTCCTGCTTGACATGTGCGGAGATGTCCGGGATGAGGATGTGATTGCTTCCACACCGGAGATTTCCGAGCTGCCAGGAATGCTGGGCGGTCATACGGTGGACGATTACCTCAAGGTCGCGAAATCCCGTAAAATCACGCTGAAAAAGGAAATCGACACGATCCCGGCGCGTATCACCGAGAACGAGAACGCAGCTTCCGGAGCGCTTACAGCAGAAGAAACAGCAGCCGTTGAAGCCGAAATTTCCGCGCTGGAACAGCAGGAAAAGGACATCACCGCGAAGATATCCGCCTACAATACGCCAAGCGCCGCTGAGGAGCGCCGGAACGCCCTAAGGCAGGAGCTTGAACATCGCCGTACGGAATACCTCAGCGACTATAACAAGCGCGTCAGCGAGTATAATACACGGCTTTCTGAGCGAATGGAACAGCGTGACGAACTCTTTTCCAAGAGATCGCCGCTGCTGGTGAAGATGTCCAGCCTCCCGCGCCAGATTGAGGAAATGAGGAAGCAGCGGAATAAGCTGCAGGCGGAATGCGCTGAGATCCGCGCACGTGAATACATCGGTGGCGATACCTGCCCCTGCTGCGGTCAGAAGCTCCCACCTGAACAGATTGAAAAAGCCGTTGCCGAGTTTAATCTGCGCAAATCCGAAGAGCTTTCGGCGATAGCTGCGAAAGCAAAAGCGACCTGCCACAAGGATATGATCGCCGCGCTTGAAACGGATCTTGAAAATATTACTCCACAGGTGAATGACCTCAACTGGAGATGTGACCTTGTCGAGGAAGAACTCGAAGCCCTCCGGAACAGCAAGCCGGTCAGCGCTTTTGAATCCACCGCCGAATACGCCGAACTCAACGCGCAGATGGCGGCGGTAAAGGATACAGGCGAAACCCAGGTACCCGCTGAACTGCTGGACAGTCAGAAATACATAGCGGACAGGCTATCAGCGGCAAAGGAGAAGCTGTACAAAGCCCGGGCGGCTCAGGATATCCGCAAGCGCATTTCGGAACTGGAAGCGCAGCAGAAGTCACTCGCGGCTGAATATGCACAGTGCGAAAAGGGCGAATATCTCTGCGAGCAGTTTATCCGTGCTAAGGTCTCCATGCTTGACGAGCGTATAAATTCCCGGTTCAGAACGCTGAAATTCAAGCTATTCCACGAACAGCAGAACGGCGGCTTGCAGGAGATCTGTAAGGTGCTTATCCCCTGCGAAAGCGGTCTTGTGGAATACGAAAAGGCGAACAGCGCCGCGCGTATCAATGCTGGAATCGAAATAGTGAACGTGCTCGGCGAGTACTTCGGGGTACGGCTCCCGGTGTTCTGCGACAATGCCGAAAGCGTGACAGCGCTCACGCCCTCGGACGGTCAGGCGGTAAGGCTGATAGTCTCGGAGGCGGACAAGGCTCTGAGGTTCGAAACATGAAGCAGGAGGTCGAAAGGTTCACAGTCCAGGCGGCGCGGTGTTTGCGCTGCGGCGGTATTCTGCTTTCGGAATACGGATTGAAACACGGAATGGGGCACGTGTGCAAAGCCAAGTACGAAGCCGAGCACGCTGCTCCCGACCCGGATCAGATAACATTTTTTGAGGAGGATAAAGATCATGGCAAATCAGCTGGCAACAATTAAGCAGGAGGTTTTCGACATAGTAGAGCGGAAGGTGCACGAATACACCGACCGCGGAGAGCTGGTGCTTCCTGCCGGGTATTCCGCCGGGAATGCAATGAAGTCCGCGTGGCTCATTCTCCAGGAAACCACAGACACCAACAAGCGCCCGGTGCTTGAGAACTGCACTAAGCCGAGCATTATTAACGCACTCCAGACCATGCTCTACCAGGGGCTGAACCCCGATAAGAAGCAGTGCTACTTCATCGCGTACGGCGACAAGCTTACGCTCCAGAGGTCGTATTTCGGCTCAATGCATGTGGCACGCATGGTAGACCCTGCGATCACCGATATCTGCTATGATGTGGTGTATGAGGGCGACACTTTCGAGATGGAGAAGCGCCGCGGACACACGATCATCGCAACGCACCGCCAGAAGCTTGAGAACGTTGACAAGGCGAAGATCATCGCGGCTTACTGCTCCATATTCCGTGGGGACACCGAAGACACAACAGTAATGACGATGGAGGAAATAAAGGCTGCATGGCGTAAGTCCCGTATGAATCCGGTGGACGACCGCGGCAATATCAAGCCGAACAGTACACACGGTCAGCACACAAAGGACATGGCTATAAAGACTGTAGTAAACCGCGCCTGCAAGTACATCATAAACAGTTCGGACGACAGCAGCCTTCTTGCTCAGGCGGTAAGCAGGACATACGATGATACCCAGACCCGTGCTGACATCGTCGAGGAAGAGATCCAGCAGAACGCATTCAGCACCGATATTGATATCCCCGACGAACCGGCTCCCGAGCCTGCGCCGGAGGAGTCCGCACCTGCTCCTGCGCCTGTTCCGGCTGACGAGGATTTCTAATGGATATCAAGGTTTTAGGCAGCTCCAGCAAGGGCAATTGCTACATAGTTTCCGATGGCACAACAAGGCTTCTGCTGGACTGCGGAGTACCGATAAGGCGGATACTTTCTGGGATAGATTTCAAGCCGGGAAGCGTGGCAGGGTGCCTTGTCACGCACTCCCACGGCGATCACGTTAAATCCGCGCACGAACTAATGTTTCGCGGAATAACGGTATGTGCAAGCGCCGGGTGCATAGGTGCCGCGAAGCTCAATGGAGCAACTCCGGTGAAATCAATGAAGATGTTCACACTGGGGACGTTCCGGGTGCTTCCATTCGATATTCAGCATGACGCTCCGGAACCGCTGGGCTTCCTGCTGAAAAGCACGGTCACGGACGAAAAGCTGCTGTATTTCACGGATTCGTATTATCTGAAATATCGCTTCACCGGAATAACGCATATCCTGTGTGAAGCTAACTACGACCCGGAAATCCTGCGGCAGCGCGTGGAATCCGGTGAGGTGCCGGGAATGCTCGGAGACCGCGTTATATCCTCGCATATGAGTATCGACCACCTGGAGGATTTCCTCCGGGCGTGTGACCTCTCAAAGCTGCGGAAAATCTGGCTCTGCCATCTCTCGGACGGAAACAGCAACGCGACGGAATTCCGCCGGAGAATACAACGGCTGACCGGCGTAGAAGTGGAAGTCTGCTGATTTGCAGTAAATTGCAGTTCCGCGCGACGGACAATATAAGCGAAAGGAGTGCATGGAAATGTACAACAAAGTGATAATGATGGGGCGTATCTGCTCAGATCCGGAGCTGAAAACGACCCCGAACGGCGTGAATGTCTGCACATTCCGGATAGCTGTTGAACGCAGGTTCCAGCAGAAAAGCGAAGAACGCAAGACAGATTTCTTCAATGTGGTCGCGTGGCGCTCCACTGGAGAGCTTGTCAACAAGTACTTCGGCAAGGGTAAGATGATCCTGGTCGAGGGCGAAATGCAGACCCGGCAGTATACGGACAAATCTGGGAATCAGGCTACATGGTATGAGATAGCGGCGGAGCGCGTGAGCTTCACGGGCGAGAAGTCCGTGAACACTGCTCCGGAAGTATCCGTGCCGATACCGGCTCCCACACCTGCACCGCAGAGCACATCGGCACCGGACTACGGTCCTAATGACGATTATCCGTTTTAAACCAAGGAGGAAAAGATGGCTAGACCGATCAAACCCGGTTTGGAGTACTTTTCTTTGGACGTGGATATTTTTGAGGACGACAAGATCTTCGACCTCCAGAATGAATATGGTCCCTTGGGTGAAGTGATTTATTTGCGCCTGCTGTGTCTTATCTACAAGAACGGTTATTATTACCGCTTCGATAGCCTGGATAAGCTCGCAGGGCTGCTGATCAAGTCCATCGGAAACAGATGGGCAAGGGACAAGAAGGCAGTAAAAGACGTTATCCTTTATTGTGCTAAGTGTAATCTCTTTTCATCAGAGCTTATGCAGAATAACGTGATAACCTCTCGAAGTATTCAGTTGCGATACCTGAAAGCAAAAGAACGTAACCTGCCGAAAATCGAAGAATACAGCCTTCTTGAAAAAAGTGTTCAGGGAGGTTTAAAAAGTGTGCCCGAAACTCCGGTTAATGTTGCAGAAACCCCGGTTATTGCAACAGAAACCCCGGTTAATGTATGCAATAATCCCACAAAGGAAAGTAAAGAAAAGAAAAGTAAAGGAAAGGAAAGCAGGACGGCTGCGCCGCCTGCTCCTTCCCCTACCCGTGAACATCTTGCCCGTAAATACGGTGAGCGTGCCGTAAGCCAGTACGAGCTGAAATACCAGTCCTGGCAGCAGCGCAAAGGAATATCCGGTGAGATCTCCTACGCGAGAATAGCCGAATGGCTCGCTGCGGACGGAGTGCCGGAGAACACCAGCAGCATAAACCAGGCAGACATCATGGAAGAACTCAGGAAGCAGTATTCGGAGGAGGGATAGAATGCAGATTGAATTCACGGTCCCGGGCGAGCCGTTCGGAAAGCAGCGCCCCAGGCACAGCAGAGTATCCGGCACTACATACACGCCCAGGGAAACAAAGCTGCACGAACAGCTTATCCAGTGGGAATACCGTAAGCAGTGCCGCGACAGGTTCCCGGAGGGCTCTCAGCTGCGCATTACTATTTTCGCGGTGATGGGTATTCCGAAGAGCGCGCCAAAATACAAGCGCGCAGATATGCTCAGCGGAAAGATACGCCCGGTCAAGAAACCGGACTGGGATAACATCGGAAAGCTCGTCTGCGACGCGCTGAACGGCGTTGCTTACGACGATGATAAATGCATATGCGGTGCTTGCGTCATCAAACTCTACGGCGAAGAACCGCAAACGTACGTCAGATTGGAGGATATCAATGCGTGAGATACTTTTCCGCGGGAAGCGGGTGGATAATGGCGAGTGGATCGAGGGGTATTATTGCCCACAGCCATACGTGCGTTTTCCGTGCGAACCTACTATTTTCCCAGCTGATGCAATGGACGATGGCAATTGGTATGGCGAAAGAGTTGATCCGGATACCGTCGGCCAGTTCACCGGGCTGACAGACCGCAACGGCGTGAAGATTTTCGAGGGGGATATCGTCCTGCACAAAGGCGAATGCGGCTTGGTGGGATATAGCTATGATTACGGAATGTTTGAGGTGGACTTTGACTATTGTTTTGCAGGCTTTATCGATATCAGTGCTTCAAACTGTGAGGTCCTCGGCAACATCTACGACAACCCGGAACTGCTGGAGGTGAGCGAAAGTGATTAGTGCATTCATAGGCGCATACACAGAAACCGCCGAAACCATGCGCCGGACTGAGCGCAGCGAGGAACGCGCACGCGCTGAAAGTGATTTCAAGAGGTTCGCGGCTAAGAAAAGCCGGAACAGGAAGCAGAAGCACAAGGGAAAGAAAAAGAGGTGAACCGCGATGAATAAAAAAGCAGTGCTGCTTAGCGTGCAGCCGAAATGGTGTGCTCTTATCGCGAACGGTAAGAAAACGGTCGAGGTGCGCAAGACCATTCCGAAGATTGAAACTCCGTTTAAGTGTTACATATATCAGTCTAAGAGTAAAGACCGGTTGATGTATGTAATGAAAGATGGCGATGAAAACTACGGCGTAATTTACCACGGGAAACCGGTATTCATCAAAACATATTCGGAGCATTCAAACCCTTGCGAGCAGAAAGTCATTGGAGAATTTATCTGCGACGCAATAATAAGTCATTGTGAAATGGCAAACGCTGATATTGCTGAACAGCGGGGGTGTATACGGCGTGAGCAGCTGTTTGAATACGCCAATGGTGCAGAACTTTATGGCTGGCATATCTCAGAACTGAAAATCTACGATAAGCCGAGGAAACTAAGCGAGTTTAACATTGTCGACAACGCTGCTGTTTTATCTTGCATACATCGTGAAATTATAGGTCAGCCCGAATATAAAACGGCTCATAACGGGTGGATAAAAGGCGGTTATATATGCCATGCAGGAAGCGAACCAGACTGGTGTACTAAATGTAGAACAAAACCACTTGAAAGACCGCCGCGGTCATGGTGTTATGTGGAGGCGAGCAGGAATGAGTAAACACACCTACGCAGACAGCACGCTGAAAAGCTGGACAAAGGACAAGCTTATCCACCAGATACGCATACTGGAGCGTAATCTTGCGGTAAAGCAGGAGCTAATCAACAATCAGGCAAAACTGCTTGAAACATGGGCGCCGGTGGTGCGCTGCAAGGACTGCGAACACTGGGGAACACGGAAGGCTGACGGATATGGTTTCTGCTGCATATGGGGAGCGAGCGTTAAAGAAAATTCCTTTTGCAGCTCTGGCGTAAAGGAGGACGCAGAATGAGTGAATACATAGACAAGAGCGAGGCAGTGGGTGAGGGTTATCTCCAGGATTGGTACATTAGCTCGGTTGTGGGAGATGTTGAACCAGTATGGACAGAGGCTCACATTGAGGAACTGGCGAAAGACTTCATCGTCATTCCGAAAGATACACCTGGCTCAGATGTAGTGCCTGTGGTGCATGGCGAGTGGCGCGACAATACAACGATTTCACCAATGCAAAATGCAGCTGCTGTGGGGCTACTCTCGAAGTAATGATTGATGGAGAAGCAAACCGACTCCTATGGGACGGGTTCAAGCAGTTTTACAAGTTCTGCCCGAACTGCGGCGCTAAGATGGACGGAGGGGATACATAGATGGACAGCGTGATGTTTTCAAGCAAATCCGATGAATGGGAAACCCCTCAAGCACTTTTCGACCAGTTAAACAGCGAATTCCATTTTACTCTTGACGCAGCAGCTTTGCCGATTAATGCTAAGTGTCCGCTGTTTTTCGCGCCGGCGGACGACGGGCTAAGCAAAGAGTGGAACGGTACAGTTTGGTGCAATCCTCCTTACGGGAAAACCGTAGGAAGATGGGTAGAAAAAGCATACAAAAGTTCTCTTGATGGAACCACGGTAGTTATGTTGCTGCCTGCTCGCACGGACACAAGATGGTTTCATGATTTCGTCTACGGAAAAGCAACGATCAGGTTCTTGCGCGGACGGGTAAAATTTGGTGGTTCAAAGAATTCTGCGCCTTTTCCGTCGATGGTTGTTATTTTCGGAGGTGATACTAATGTCTGAAATCAAGCTGAAGCCCTGCCCATTCTGCGGGGGTAAGGCGATTATTATGCGGTTGGAAAGCCTGGAAACCGGCTTCGTGAGTTATTATGTTTCACACAGTGATATATTTAATTGCGCATACGAAATCAGACAGCAGAGCGCAAGCGAAACTATGCAGGAAGCCGCAGACAAATGGAACAGGAGGGCTGATGATGAAGGGACTTAAATGCAAGTGTGGCGGATATCCTGAGCCTCTTTATCGCAAGAGCAAATCTGGACAGAGAACGAAATGTGGTTATTTGTACAAATGCAGAGTGTGTGGCAAAGAAACAGCTCTGCACAAAACAAAGACCGAAGCAAAGACAGATTGGAACAGGAGGGCGGATACAGATGGCTAAAGTAAAATGCAGGTCGTGCGATATCTGCGGCGAGATGAACGCCAAAGATGGATTTATGCTCAAGGCTAAACGCATGGAATCTCACAACGAAAGAGATACGCTCGGGTATATAATAGGCGTAAAATACAGGTGGGCAAGAATCGACCTCTGCGAAAGCTGCTATAATGAGATAGTCAGGAGCTGCCATCGGATCCGTCGCGAACAGAAGGAGGGCTTATGACCCGTGAAGAACTGGAGCAGATATATTACCTCCACCGGGAGCTGCGTATGTGGGAGCAGGAGCTTGAACGGCTCCGCTGCCGCTCGCTGGTACGTTCGCCGCAGCCGAGCACCGGGAGCAGTTCCGGGACGTCGGACAAGGTCGGCGAACTTGCCGAAAGGCGCGTTGACCTGGAGCGCCGCATAGAACTCAAGCGCGAGGAGATACAGCGGCGCCGCGATGAAGCTGTTGCGTTCATCTACGATATTCCCGACAGTCTGACCCGGCAGATAGTTTATTACCGCTGCGTGAGCCTTTTTGGCTGGACGCGCGTCGCCTATGAGGTCGGGGGGAATAATTCGCCGGACGGGGTGCGGAAGATTTACAGCAGATTCATGGATAAGCTGTAAGTTGTCCGTTTTGTCCGGTTTACATGTGCTATAATGGTAGCATGAAATACTGAAAAGCGCCCGAAGCAATCGCCCGGGCGCTATTTCTATGCAAGCAGGTGGTGATGTTGAATGAAAAGAATTTAGTGCCGAACACCGAACGAAGCCCGAGCGAAGCCCGAGAAAACGGCAGGAAGGGCGGCATAAAATCCGGCGAGACCCGCCGCCGTAAAAAGGCGCTGAAATCTCTGATGAACGACCTGCTTTCAAGCGATATCGTGAACGACGACATATACAACAGCACTGTGGACATGGGCTTCGGAACAGATCCGACCTACGGCGCGGCAGTAGTCGCGGCTATGGTTCGGCAGGCGGCGCTCGGGGACACCAAGGCATTTAACGCTATCGTTGACCTTATCGGCGAGGGCAGCTCCGGGGAGCGTGTGAAGCTCCAGAAGAAGCAGGTGGAGCTCCAGGAACGCAAGCTCGCCGGCGAGGAGGAGCAGACCCCGGACGACGGCTTCCTGTCGGCGCTGGACGGCTCTGCAGCGGAGGACTGGAACGATGAAAATTAAAGCAGTATTCCGGTTCAAGCCGTTCTCGAAGAAGCAGCGGAAAGTCCTGAACTGGTGGTGCCGTTCGTCCCCGGTGAGGGACTACAACGGCATTATCGCAGACGGCGCTATCCGTTCCGGGAAGTCCGTCGCGATGTCGCTGAGCTTCGTTATCTGGGCTATGTCGGAATTCAGCGCCTGCAACTTCGCGATGTGCGGAAAGACTATCGGCAGCTTCCGCCGGAACGTCCTGTTCTGGCTGAAATTAATGCTGCGTTCCCGGGGGTATTCAGTCACCGAGCAGCGGACGGAGAACCTTGTGGTAGTCCGGCGCGGCAGCGTAAGCAACACGACGTTGCGTAGCTGTCGCCAAAAGCGCGGCATGGACGCCGCGCAGCCTAGCGACAGCGCAGAGAACTACTTCTACGTTTTCGGCGGCAAGGACGAGCGCTCCCAGGATTTGATACAGGGAATCACGCTTGCTGGCGTGTTCTTCGACGAGGTGGCGCTCATGCCGGAGAGCTTCGTCAACCAGGCGACTGGGCGCTGCTCGGTGGACGGCTCCAAGTTCTGGTTCAACTGCAACCCCGGCAGCCCGGCGCACTGGTTCAAGACCGGCTGGATAGACAAGCGGCAGGACAAGCGCCTGCTGTATCTGCATTTCACCATGGACGACAACCTGTCGCTCTCGGAGGCAGTCAAGGAGCGCTACCGGGGTATGTACACCGGCGTGTTCTTCAAGCGGTATATCCTCGGTGAGTGGAAGTCCGCTGACGGCGTTATCTACCGACAGTTCGCGGACGACCCGGAACGCTTCATTCTCGACGATGTCCCGGGGGATATCTTCATCGGCACGATGGGGCTCGACTTCGGCGGCAACGGCTCGGCGCACGCTGGCTGCCTTGTGGGAATTACCCGGGGCTACCGCAGTATCGTCATTCTGGACGAGTACTACCGCAAGGAGATAATCACCCCGGGTGAGGTCATGGACGACGTGTGCGGATTCGTCCAGCGTTCGCAGGCGCAGTGCAAGGCTCCGTCCATCTGGTGCGATTCTGCGGAAACCGTGCTCATCAAGGGAATACGCACCGAGGTGTTCGCACGGCGTATTCCGGTAGAAGTCCGCAACGCGCGCAAGGGCGAAATAATCGACCGCATACGGCTCTGTGATATGCTCATGTCACAGGGCAGGTTCTTTATCCTGCGGAGGTGCAAGCGTACCATAGCGGCGCTCTCAGAAACCGTCTGGGACAGCAAATCCCCCACGAAGGACAGACGGCTTGACGACGGCACGACCAACATAGACAGCCTGGACGCGCTGGAATACGCCCTGGAGCCGCACGCAAACAGACTTATCGAATTTGGAGGAATACATGAACGCAAATGACATAGCCGCCGCATTCGGGCAGGAGTTCAGCGGCTCGGAATATTACAGCGCCTGCATAGACAAGTGGCTGAGAATTTACCGCAACGAGCCGGACTGGGAGCAGGTCGCAAAGGGTGGGCTTTTCTCCCGGGGGAAGCGCCAGCTCCTGCGGCTGAATATGGCAAAGGTGCTGTGCGACAACCTTGCGGCGCTGACCTTTTCGGAGCAGTGCGAGATTACCCTCGACCGCCCGGAATATCAGCGGTACATAGATTCCGTACTGAATGCAAACGGTTTCTGGAAGCAGCTGCCGGAACTGCTCAGTAAAGCCTACGCAATGGGCGGCGCAGTGCTGAAATGCTACCTTTCCGACGGGAAGCCGAGGATAGACTACATCACCGCCGACAGGTTCGTGCCAGTGAGCTGGGACGGCTCGAGCGTGCAGTCCGGCATACTTTCGGGGACCTACACCAAAGGCAGGGATTACTACCACCTGCTGGAGTTCATGCAGCCGGGCAGGTCGGAGTTCAAGCTGTTCAGGGCGGCTTCCGACAGCGAACTCGGACGGGAATGCCCACTTTCGGAGATGTTCCCGGGGCTGAACTCCAAAGTGGAATACGCGGACGGCAAGCCGATTTTCGCGTATTTCCGACCATTCGTCAGCAACAATTCGGATTACGACACGCCGCTCGGAATGTCCGTTTACGCGAACTGCACCGATACGCTCCGGGCACTCGACACGGTGTTCGACAGCTTCCAGCGCGAGTTCATTCTCGGCAAGAAGCGCATAATTGTGCCGAGCTCCTGCATTCAGACCATACTCGACCCTGACAGCGGCAAGGTAATGCGATACTTCGACGCAGACGACGAGGCTTTCATAGCGCTGCGGCATGAGGACGGCGAGGACCTGAAAATCACCGACAATACCACAGAGCTTCGCATAGAGCAGCACGTCAGCGCCATCAACGCGTATCTGAATATTCTGTGCATGCAGACCGGACTGTCCGCCGGGACGTTCAGCTTCGACGTCCAACAGGGCATGAAGACGGCAACGGAGATAATCTCCCAGGAAAGCAAGACAGCGCGCACCGCCAAGAACAACAAGAATCTGCTGACCGAAGCAATAGAAACGGTCGTTCGGGCGCTGATTCAGCTCGGAGTGATGGCCGGAGAGATTACGCGGCAGGAGTACAGCGTAACGGTCGGCTGGAACGACAATATCATCATCGACGACAACACGCTGATAGACAACAATATCAAGCTGGTTTCGGCGGGGCTTAAATCCAAGGTAAAGGCGATAATGGAAGTCCAGAAGTGCGACGAAGCCACCGCCCGGGAGGAACTGGAGCGCATGTCGCAGGAATCCGGCGGCGGAGGTATCGCGGATTTCTTCGGTGACGAGTCATGACCGCCCTTGAAGCGCTGAACCTCGCCGCCCCCATTGCCGACGCATACATGAGCGTTGAGGAACGCCTGCTCGTCCGAATAGCGCGGCAGCTTTCGCTGAACGACGACCATCAGCTGAACGAGGTCAGCAAGTGGCAGCTCAAGCAGCTTGCGAAGCACGGGCTTCTCCGGCAGGACGCGCATAAAATCATCGCAGCGGGCACAAAGGGCATTCCCGGGAACGTTGCGGATACCGTCCGGCAGGCGATAGATGATACGCTTGCGGAGGACGGTATTCAGAGCATGTGGCATAATCAGCGGTTCGCTGAGAGCGCTGCGAACGCCGTCAGGCACTACCGCAGCCAGGCTAAGGACGTGTACAACCAGGTCAACACCGTCATGAAATACAAGGCTGAAAGCACGTTCGTCCGCGCTGTGAATACGGTCGCCGATAAGTGGACGAGGGAGCAGCGCCGGGAGCAGTCCGAAGTCGCGAACAAGCAGGACGTGCTGAATATTCTGAACAGCAATACCGCTGCAGTAGTATCCGGCGCGGAGAGCCGCACAAAGGCAGTCCGCACGACTATCCACGAGATGGCGCAGAAAGGAATCCCGGCGTTTGTGGACAAGTCCGGGCGGGAATGGTCGCCGGAAGCGTATGTCAACATGGATATTCGTGCGACGGTGAAGAATACGGCTCTGGAAGCGGAGTTCTCGACGATGGACAGCCTGGGGCAGGACGTGTTCGAGGTGAGCTCCCACCCCGGCAGCCGACCGAAATGCCGCCCCTGGCAGGGCAAGCTGATTTCTCGCTCTGGGAAAACTACCGAGATCACCGACATCAACGGGCGCAAGCACAAGGTCATTCCGCTGTCGCAGACGAGCTTCGGCGAGCCTGACGGGCTGTTCGGGATAAACTGCGGTCACCGTCCACGGGGAGTTTCAGACGGGCTGTTCCGGAAGTCCTCGGTCGAGTATGACGATGAGGAAGATAAAGCGCTTTATCACAAGGTCTGCAAGCAGCGGGAGCTTGAGCGCAAGGTGCGCAAATCCAAAACGGAAGCCGATATGCTCGAAGCCGCGGGCGACACCGAGGGCGCAAAGCAGGTTCGGCAGCGGGTCACTGAGCAGAACAAGGCGCTCAAATCCTACTGCGACAGCAACGGGCTGAAATATCGGTCGGACAGGGTGAGGACTTATGGGGCGATAGCACCGAAGAAAACGCTTGACAAATCTGCTGAAAGTGGTATAATGGAAACAAGAGGGACAACTATCGTTAATGCTGAAAGCGTCGTAGGAAAATGGCAGCCGCGTAATCAGTTTAGCAACAACATCGACGATATCATTGATTATCAGGGCTTTAATGGCAAGCCTACGATCATATATAATCAATCTGAGTTCGAACAAGCGGTTGAACGCGACCATTTCCTCGGTGAACGTACATTCTGTGCTGATAGTAAAGAAGATTTGCTGCTTTATGACAAGCAGCTAAAGGCAATTGACGGTGAGGATTATTTCTATGTGAATTGCGGTGTCGGCGGCGCTCAATACGGTCAGGGAATGTACTGTGCTGCCGACTATACTAAAGGAACAATCACAGCGGATAAATTTGAGCATGAAATTCAGCAGTATTCATACAGCGACAGCCATAAATTCAGCAAAACAAACTGGCTGACACTTGACCCATCGGCTAAAGTCCTAGAGATTCCTGATGGCTATGACCGTCAACGCTGCTCCGACTATGTGACACGCATATACAAGGAGCAGTACGAAAAATTCCGCTTATCGCAAGACCCTGTTTTGAAAGCGCATTGGGAAGAATACCAATCAGGCATGGACGAGGTTCGCCAGCTGTATAGCAAATGGGGCGATGACGCTGCTTGGAAAAAGGCGGATAAAATATGCGAAAAGCTGAATCAAAAGTTCCCCGACGCACATCAGCTGCAAAATGATATCAACTCTGCGCCTAACGGCAGAAACGCTGGTATCCTTGCGGCAGAAATGGGGTACGACGCCATTAATGCAAGCGGACATGGCACAACGAACAGCTACACGGTAGTGCTCAACCGCACAAAATTAATCATCTTTGGAGGGGATAAGTATGAATACAGACCAAAAGCCTAAAAAGTATATATCGCGAAACAAAGACGGTTTTGCTTGCACCTATGACAGCGAAACACATCTATGTGTTGGCGTAATACTGTCAATGGGTGATGATATTGATTTATACAACAAGAAACATGACGAGTATATCGGACAGCTTGACCCTCAGTATGAAAAGAAATCATAATGAAAAACACCCTGCGAAAACAGGGTGCTTTTCCATTCCAATAACCAAGCGCTCCGACGGGGCGCTGTTTTTATGCCCCCGACATTAATATCGGGGACATTATGGGAACGCAGCGCGGCTAGATGGCGTGCATACAGCTCCGGGCAGATAGGTCATTTACGCCCGGAATAATGACCAGCGGGGGCAGGACCCGCCGTTCCCACCATAAGAGCACGTTGAGAAATCAGCGTGCTTTTTTATTGTCCGAAACACGCTCATGACATAAAACTGCGCGCGGAATCAGCCGACAGGCTATAAACGGAGGTAACTATGGCAGACGAACAGACAACCCAGACCACACAGGAGCAGGGCGGCGCTCAGACCGCCGGAGGTAATCCTAACGTATCCACGCCCGAGCCTGCGCAGGCGGCAAAAACATTCACGCAGGACGAGGTGAACGACCTCATTAAGGCACGCGTTCAGCGCGAACGCAAGGGACTTCCCGGTAAGGAGGAACTGGAAGCATTCCACAAGTGGCAGGACGACCAGAAATCCGCAGAGCAGAAGTCGGCGGAAGCTATCAAAGCGCAGTCAGACCGTGCGGACGCAGCCGAGAAGAAGGTCGCAGCCCTTGAAGCAAAGCTGCTGGCGGCGTCAAAGGGTGTAAAGCCTGACGCCGCTGACGACGTGGTGGCTCTGGCGCAGCTCAAGGTCAGCGACGACATGCCGCTTGAAAAGGCAATCGACGAGGTGCTGAAAAAGTATCCCCAGTTTGCGGGAACGTCAGCGCCGGAAACAACAGGGGTTCCCGGAGGGAATGGCGGTGCTTCCCGCTCAGGCGTAGAAGCCGCTTTCCTCGCAAAGAACCCCGGGATCAAAATTTAGGAGGAATAATCTATGGCACATGAACATCAGGAACGCTACTCCGCCCTTGTTATGGCGAAGCTCCGCCAGGACAACGTACTCAAGGACGGTGTAGTATTCAACAACGACTATGAGGGCGACCCGAAGTCCGGCGCCGTCAAGATTCCCGTGAGAGATCAGGAGGTCAAGGTCGGCGACTATGACCCCGTGAAGGGCGGCGATATGAGCGTCGGCGTAACCACTTACGAAACTTTCCCCATCACAAAGGACAAGTTCGTGAACGAGCTTATCGACGGCTACGACGCCGCTTCCGTCCCCGATAACCTGGTCGCAGAGCGCCTTGACAGCGCCGGCTATTCCTGCGCCCAGACCATCGACAGCGACGGCGCGACCTGCCTGCTCGCAGGCGGTACCAAGGTGAGCATTGGTGTTGTGGACGCTTCTACGGTGTATTCCGCTGTGGTGGATCTCCGCAAGCAGCTTTCCAAGGCTAACGTCCCCAACGACGGCAAGCGCTACCTGCTCGCAACCCCCGACACTTATGCGGCTCTGCTGAAGTGCCCCCAGTTCACCGACGCTTCCAACCTCGCTGAGAACGTCAAGGAAACCGGCGCAGTCGGCAAGATTGCAGGCTTCACCGTCCTTGAATGGAACGACAGCACCGCCGGGCTTGCGTTCATCGCCGGTCACCCGAAGTTCGCCACCCGTGTGAACGACTGGAAGGTTCCCGTTGCGCTGAACGATCTCAAGGACGGCACGCACATCGGCGCTTCCGCAGTCCAGGGGCGTATGGTCTACGATCATAAGGTGCTGCGTCCGCAGGCAGTGCTTGCGGTGTATATGCTCGGCGTGCTTACGCTGACCCAGGGAAAGCTCGCTTCCGGGAAGTGCAAGATCACCGTTGCGGAGAGCGCTACCGACAGCTTCTGCTACCGTGTGAACCCGACGAAGCGTGCGGTCGAGGGTGAGGACTTCACCAGCGGCACCGCATTCGTTTCCGGCACTACTGAGATCACCTGCGCCGTCGGTGACACCGTTGAGATAATCGACCTGGACAGCAACAAAAAGGCGGTAAAGGTCGGCTACATCACCATCGCATGACGGTCACGGCTGAGTATTACTCCGAGAACTGGGGCGGCTGGGCCGATACCGATGAGCTGACAGCCGCCCTCAGGCGCGCGGAGATAATCGTAGACCGGGAGATATTCCCCTCGGGGTATACGGTGTCTACCGTGCCCGAAGCGTGGCGTACAGCCGCGCAGAACGCCGTCTGTGCGCAGGCGGAGTTTATTCTCGAAAACGGCGGCGTTCCGGCGCTTTCCGAAACCACGGACGGCGGCTCGGTGTCCCTCGGGAAGTTCAGCTATTCCGGCGGTTCTTCCGGCAGTTCCGGAGGTTCGGCGGTCAACTCGCTGTGCGGTCAGGCTCTGGCGCTGCTGGAGCCGACCGGACTGCTTTACAGAGGGGTGAGGATATGAAGCCTATACCGCGTTCGCTGCTGATACATTCGGCAAAGCTGTACGAAGCCCGGGAGAATTCCTGGCAGGAGCAGGAGCTCATCGAGCTGGCGCAGCTCACGCATGTGCGGGTGGAGCCTGCAAGCAAGATGATAGTCACGTCGGACAACCGTTCTGTTACGCTGACTGCAACGCTTTTCTACGACTGCCGGAACAGCCTGCCGACCGTGGAGTTCCGTCCCGGGTACATCGTCGAATTCAACGGCAGAAAATACCGCGTCGAAACTGTCGAAGTCCTCTACGACCGACAGAAGCTCCATCATCTGGAGGTGGGACTGTGCCTGTAAGTATCAACATCAACACGGCTCAGATAGCCATGAACATTCGTGCGGCGGCGGAAAAAGCGGTGGGAATTACCGCGAAGCAGATACTTGCGGATTGCAACAAGTATGTCCCGGACGACCAGGAGGGGCTGATTGACAGCTCCAATAACCACAGCGATATCCTGCACGGAAAACTTGTGTGGAGCACTCCGTATGCACGGTATCTGTATCATGGTGTGCTCATGGTGGACCCGAAAACCGGCTCTGCATGGGCAAGGGAGGGTCAGACTAAAGTTGTTGTTTCGCCGGAGGTTCAGCTCAAGTTCGATAAGGGAAAGAATGCGGAAGCAGGTTCTCACTGGTGCGAAAGGGCGCAGGCAGACCACGGCGATGAATGGCAGGAGACCTACGGAGCCGCATTCCGAGAGGAGCTGAACAAATGACGGCGCAATCAAAGGCAGTCGAAGAATTCCGGGCTTTTGCGGAGAAAACAGCAGGGCAGCCGGTGTCCGTCGGGCTTCTTTCGACTGGGGAAAGCATTGCATTACAGGTGGTGACAGGTTCCCGGGAGTTCACCTCTCTCGACCTCGCGAACCGCCGGGCGGTGCTTTCTCTTGACATGCTGGCGAAATACAAGAAACAGGAGCAGGCTTACGGCTACCTCTGCGAGATAGCCAACGCCTGCGATACAGCCGGGCTCGCTGCGCCTGCGGTAAACGCAGAGGTCCGCAGCGAGCCCTTATTCGTAGGCAGGGACGGCGAATTCTGGATATATTCGCTGTCCGTAAGCCTGCGTGTTATGATCTGAAAGGAGATTAATCAATGGCACAGACATTACCCAAGGTCGCCGGCGTGGAGCTGAATCACGAAACCAAGGTATTCATCAACACCACGCCTGCTGAGGAAACAGCTACCTACAAATCCATGTGCAACGCATTCAAGAACTGCGCGAACGCACTGAACGAGAGCGTGTATTCCGCGTCCTACCTCAGCGACGGCGGCTACAGCTCCAGCACCGTGACCGGATTTGCGCCGACCATCACACTCCAGGGCGACTTCATGGCGAGCGATCCGGTGTGCGCTTACCTCGACAAGATTCAGTGGAGCCCCGGCGCGGCGCGCGTGACCGACATAAAGATGAACCGTAACGGGCAGATAGTCACCTGCCCGGTAACGCTGACCCAGATAGCCATCGCTGGCGGTGAATCCACTGCGCCGAATTCCGTGACCGTAGTCATGGCGATGAACGGCAAGCCAACCGTTGAAACAGGAGATCTGGACGACACCGGCGAGAAGAAGGCTGGTTGAAACGTACTGACCGGGGCTGCACGCTCCGGTCTTGCTATTCTGGAAGGAGCAGAGAATGTATCAGATAAAGAGAACCGAGAAAATACGCGACATGCTGGAACTACGTAGCGAGGACGGAACAACCGGCGCAACGCTCGAATTCGTCGTTGACATCGACGCCATCGCCGGGGAGCTCCGCAGGAACCTCACAGATATCACCACCGCCGAGCAGGCGCTGAAAAAGGCGGCTTCCGACAAGGACTACTCCGCGGCGTATGAGCAGTACGGAAAGGCGGTCAGCGGAATTCTTGCGGTATGCTTCGGCGGCGAGAACGCCCGGTGCATTGTGGATTTTTTCGAGGGTAACTACATTGAGATGTCTGTCGCGATAGTGCCGTACATCTACGACGTGATACTTCCCCGGGTGAACGAGTGCTTAAATCGCCGCCGGGAGCAGCTCAGGGGAATCTACCGCAAGGGAAAGAAGCTGCGTTGAAGCTTTACGAACCTTTCCCCGACCGCATTGCTGTTGACGGACAGGAATACCGGCTTACGCTGTGGTTTGACCGGGTGCTGCGGTTCTACGACGTCCTGGACGACCCTGACCTCACGCCGGAGGAAAAGACGGAAACCGGCTTTGCCTGGCTGGTGGACTGCCGGAAGTCTCCGCCTGTCGAGGTACAGAACCGGGTACTCCAGCAGCTTATGAGCGAAGTGATAGCCCCTCCGCAGCGCAGGCTGTCAACGCAGAAGCAGCCGAGAAAGTGCGTTGATTTCAGCTTCGACGCGGAGGAGATATATTCGTCGTTCCAGCAGGTGTACGGTATTGACCTGATTCATGAGTGTGGGCGGCTGCACTGGTGCGCGTTCCTGGCAATGTTCCACGGTCTGCCGGAAAACACTCCGATAAAGCAGATAATGCGTATCCGCTCTGAGGATATCCCGGCGCCGAATAAGCATAACGCGGAGCATATCCGGCGGCTCACGGAGCTGAAAACACTGTATGCGCTGCCAACCAAGGACGCTGCTCAGAGGCAGAACGGCGGCTGGGACGGACTGTTCAACATGCTGCTGGCGCAGGCAAAGGAGGTGGAATGATTGGCGGTTATTGGCGGTGACGTAAATTTTAACATTCGGGCGGATAGTTCCCGGCTTGAAACAGATTTGAATACTGCGGTAAATCGTGTTTACCATGCTGCTGAGCAGTCGGAAGCAGCCGCCGACAGCATAGGACAGTCCGCTGAGCAAGCCGCAGGAACTACCACCGAAGCCATAAACAAGACGACCGAAGCAGGCGAAAAAGCTAGGGAGAAGCTCACCGCAGCATTAGGCAAGATAGGCAAGGCTGCCGGTGTTGCCGCAACTGCTGTCGCCGGTGTTTCGGCTGCGGTCGGTACTGCGGCGGTGAAATCCGCGGACGACCTCGACAAGGCTGTGAAGCGTGTGACTTCTGCGACCGGCTCCGGAGCAGAAGCTGCTGATAAATACGCTGAGGTGATCAGCAATGTCTACGGCGACAACTTCGGGGAAAGCTTCGGCGAAATAGCAGACACCATATCTACCATTACGCAGAATCTCGGCGAGATGGACGCGGCGTCGCTGGAGAACGTCACAGAGAGCGCCTATGCATTGCAGGACGCGTTCGACATGGACGTCGCAGAATCCTCCCGGGCTGCTAAGGCAATGCAGGAGAACTTCGGCATTGCCGCCGAGAAAGCCTACGACTACATCGCAAAGGGCGCACAGGACGGTCTGAATTACTCCGGAGAGCTCCTGGACAACATCAGCGAGTATTCCGTGCAGTTCGCGAAGCTGGGGCTTTCTGCGGACGATATGTTTACGATCTTCGCGAACGGAGCAGAGAACGGCGCCTGGAATCTTGACAAGATCGGCGACGCGGTAAAGGAATTCTCTATCCGCGCTATCGACGGCTCCGACACCACCAAAAAGGGATTTGAAGCGCTGGGTTTCGACGCCGAGGACGTCGCTGCGAAGTTCGCTGAGGGCGGCGAAACGGCGAGGGCGGCGTTTAAGACGATCGTTGACGCGCTCGGCGCGATGGACGACCCGATAAAGCAGAATGAAGCCGGTGTGAATCTCTTCGGAACCATGTGGGAGGATCTCGGCGCTGACGCAGTGAATGCGCTCGGGGATATCTCCAACAGCGCCTACGACTGTGCCGGCGCGATGGACGAGATAAAGGAGGTCAACTACAGCTCCCTTTCGGACGCGCTGGGCGGACTACAGCGCCAGTTGGAGCTGATGATACAGCCCCTGGGCGACAGCCTTATCCCGATAATCTCAGACGTCATAGACGGGCTTTCCGGTATGGCTGACGAGGTGATACCGGAACTCCTGGACGCAATAACTCCGGTGCTGGAGGACCTCGCCCCGATGATAGAGCCGCTGATGGAGCTGGTTACTTCCATTCTGCCGGAGCTTGTCCGGGCGATGGACCCGGTAATAGAATCATTCTCCGGGATAGCGCAGACAGTGCTCCCACAGCTTGCGGAGGTACTACCGACGCTGCTCGAAATGCTAGGTGTGCTTGTGGAAACGGTGCTTCCTCCGCTGGCGGAGCTGGTTTCCACTACCCTCATGCCCATCTTTACGGAACTGGTCCAGTGGTTTTCCGACGACCTGTTCCCGATCGTGGAGGAGCTCCTAGAGTGGCTGATGGAGAGCCTTATGCCCGTGCTGGCGGAGATCATCGAGAGGGTTATGCCCTCGGTGATGGAAATACTCGAATCTCTCACTCCACTGCTGGAAACGCTGCTGGATATCATGCTGCCGATTCTGGACCTTGTGCTGGAACTGATAGACCCGATTGCGGATATACTGGAACTTGTCGGCCCTTTAGTCAGCATGCTGCTGGGACTGGTCAATTCCGTGCTCCAGCCGCTGGGGAATGCGCTTTCCGACCTCGCCGGGATTCTGACGGACGTGCTGGGCGGCGCTCTGAAATTCGTTTCGGATTTTCTCTGCCAGACGCTTATTCCGGCGTTCGAGGGGCTGACGAAGTTCCTCAGCGGTGATTTCCTGGGCGGAATCGAGAGCTGGGGCGAAGCATTCGAAGGCGCAGTGTCCAGCGTGTGCTCTGCGATCGACGGGATATTCGGCACTCATCTTTCGGAATGGTACGACAAATTCCGGTCGTTCTTCCGGGAAATGGGCTCCAGTCTGTATGAAATGACCCACGCGGACGAAATTAACGAGATCGACCTGCAAAACAAATACGGCAACCTGGACAACCTTGTTATACTGCGCTCGAACGAGCTCATGCGCGGAGGAATGTCCGCCGAACAGGCTCTAAGCCAGGCAATGGGTGAGATCATCGACACCGCGGAAAAATCCTGGTACTGGGACCAGCATTTCAAGGACCAGGTCACTGTGGAGGAAACGGAATCGCGCCGGAAGCAGATGGAGGAGAACGGCACGCTCCGTTCGGACTGGTATGACGACGATAACACTACCAGCGGCGAGGTATTTACGCCCGGAGCCTGGATCGGCGCACAGTACGCTAGCTACGCGAAGTCCGGCAGTTCTGCCGGGGGAGGAAGCTCCGGGAATTCCTCTGCCGGGAATTATTCCGGCGGCACTTCCGGAGCAGCGGCGACTACGGAGATCGCTCCGATCGAGTTCAAGACATATACGCCGGCAAGCAATGATTCCAGCAAGAAATCTTCCGCTTCTTCAGGGAAGAACAGCACGACCATCAGCGTGACAAGCTATGTCCCGACTATCTGGGACAACGACCAGACGGCGGCGCTGAAATCCCTCATCGGCAAGGACGTCCTGGGCAATACCACAACTGCACACCAGATTAACGACCTGACAGGAGCCGTATCCGGGAATACCGCATCGGCTTCTGCGGAAACGAATCTCGCGGACGTGATTAACGCGATAACCCGGCTACAGCGCAAGGTCGAGAAGTTCGAGGATAAGTTCGGCGACATGACCATTGAGCTCACCGCCGACGATATGACGATAGGCAAGGCGTGCGTCCGGGACTGCAATATCATGGCGAAGCGCTCCGGCAAATCGCCGTTCAATTTCTAGGAGGTGCCATGGTACTTAAAATAGGCGATATCGACGTCAGCAAATTCGCGCTGCCGCCGGATATTGCGGACACATTCCGTAGCCAGTCGGTAAACCAGACGCTGAATGGCTCCCTGGTGGTTGACCGCATATCCGAGTACACCAAACGGCGTATCACCGTGCAGCTCCCTCTCCTGCCGAAGCCCAAATGGGAGGAGATCAAGACAGTGATCACACCGATATCGTTCAGCGTGAGTATTGACGGCACGACCTGGACAGTGCACCTGGACGGCGACCTGCCGACCCCGATACTCTATGCGGACGGCGAGGACATCATGTGCAGCGACATTTCGCTGATATTCGAGGAGATGTGATATGAGGACAGTTTCAGACGATTATCATGCACAGGTGCAGGGCTTCGGGCGGCAGTTTGGATTCTATGTCAAGGTTTACGGCAACTCGCAGGATGGGGATACTCTCTGGCTCGGGGATATCATCAGCATTGATATCCTGCGGAGTATTTCGGACAAACTCCAGATCGGGGCGTGCCTGTCCGACAAGCTTACGCTCCAGACCAGGGCGACCACGCTGTTCGGCGGCAAGGGCAAGAAGATCGAGGTGTATTACCGCTGCACGGCTCCGGTGCTGCCCTGGTCGAAACTCGGTACATTTTACGTCGATGAAGCCGTTACAAAAGAGGGCGTGACGGCTGTCACGGCTTACGACATGATGGGCAGGCTCGACAAGAAGATAAGCTGGGTAGACACCAGCAAGGCGACCGCTCCGACGTTCCCCTGCAAAATGCAGGCAATGCTGGAATACATCTGCAACCGCTGCGGATTCACGACGGATTTCACCTGCGAGAACATCACGGTTGAAAAGGCTCCGGACGGTTACACCGCCCGGGAACTCATCAGTTATATTGCGGCGAGCCACGGTGCGAACGCCAGATTTTCGCCATCGGAGGTGCTGAAATTCGTCGCATATTCTGCGGTGGATAAGACTGTGGAATCCGGGCGGTGCTACTCGCTGGATATCGGGGAGGATTACACTGTCAAGGGACTGCTGTTCAACAAGGACAGCAACACCAAAGTTTACATCGATGGCACCTCAAAGGAATACGACGAGGACGCCGACGGGATCGTGGAGGTGTTCGACCCGTTCGCCACAGTTGCGATCTCGGAATACGCCTGGAACAGGTTGGGCGGTCTGAGCTATTCAGCCGCGTCCCTGGAAATGCCGGCGGAAAATATCCTGGAGCCCGGGGACGTGTTTACGGTCTTGGATACTGACGGCTCGGAAAAGACTGCGATCGTGATGGAGCAGCAGCTCTCAGTAAGCTGCACGGGCGGATTTATCGAGAAGATAACCTGCGACGCCGAAAGCAAGAGGCAGACCAGGAATTCTGAGAACCGCGCGGAATCCACAGAGAAGCAGGCGAGTAAATCCACCATTGAAAAACTCCAGACCACCGGCTCGGACTACTGGGCGGTGACGGATAGTTTCGGAGTGTGCGTGGGCAAGGGGGATACCAAGATCGCATATATCACGCAGACAAATGACAGTGGATTCTGGATCAACGCATACGGTCCGCACGCACTGGGAGTGAGCAGCGGAGTTATCAGCGCTCACACAAGCGGTATTGATACAACTGCTGATATTAGCGTAGGCGGCGACAGCAACGCCATACGGATATTATCGCAGGGCGCTTACGGAAATACGCGCTTTGATGTAACGCACGGCTCTACAATAGAACTCAGCGGAACGTTGACGCTATCCAGCGCAGGATTATTCGTCAACGGAAAAAAAGTACTTACGGAGGATTAGTATGACAGCAAAAACAATAACGCTCACAGGGGCAGAAACCAGGGCAGTTTACTCGGGCGGAAGCAACGCATGGCTGCGGAACGACGGCGCGGACGTAATCTACGCGGCGGCAGTCCCGGGAATCACGGCAGGCTCCGACGGGGTAGTCAGCATACCTGCCGGGCAGTCCGCTCCTGTTTATGGCGCGTATGGAACGGTGTACCTGCTCGGCACGGGGTCGGTGCAGCTCATCGGCAGCGACTACAGCACAAATCCTTTTAAGACTTCCGCACAGTCCGGCGGCTCGGGTGCGGATTCCGTGGCGAGAGCCGCCATTACAGCACACGCCGGGAATACGGAGATACACGTTACTGCGGCGGAGAAGTCCGTATGGGACGGGCTGAGCAATCCGAATCTGCTCGATAATCCCGATTACGCCATTAATCAGAATGGCGAGACTGATTATATTTCGACTGGTGCGGTAAAGTTCGCAGTCGACCGCTGGCGCATTCAGAATACGATGTCGCTTGCGGTCGGGGACGGCGTTACTGTCAAGCCGACCGCCGAACTTTCCAGTCCTGCGGCGGGAGTGTTGCAGAATATCCCGTGGAATCTCACGGGGGACGATATAGCGGTCACGCTGTCGGCGAACGGAAGCACTAACGCCGGCGCTTATTTCCGGATAGTCGCCGCGAACGATTCCTACACGACATTAAAGCAGTCCGGCGCCCTTGTCGTAGGCTCTGGCGGGTCGGTAACGCTGGAGGGCATTCCCGCCGGGATTACCATGCTCAGGGCTATACTTAATTTCCCGGCTGGCTCGAATGCTGAAAGCGAGTGCGCGCTGAAATGGGTGAAGCTTGAAATAGGCAAGAATGCAACGCCGTTCTGCCCGCCGAATCCGGCTGTGGAGCTGCTCAGGTGTCAGAGGTACTTTACTATCTACAAGCACCAGAATGCAACGTCAAGCACTGATAAATGCACGATAGGCGTCGGATATGCGCTTACTAGCTCAATTGTATACGCAGTATTACCGATTGCAGCAATGCGCAGCGGCGTTACTGCAACGATAAGCCACAGTGGGTTGTCGCTTATCAGCGGTGCAGATACCGTTGTAGATTATACAAGCGTTACAGCACTAGAGCAGACGGACAGCACGGTGCAAGTGGCTTTCACGGTAAGCGGTCAGACCCCCGGATCTGTTTACAGGCTGCGCCTTATGAACAGCGATGCTTATCTGGCGGTATCCAAGGAATTATGAGGAGGAATGACATGGACGAATACAAAGTTTACGTCAGAACAGATTCTGGTGGGATAATCACTGACATCAATTCCAGCGCGTTTATCAGCGGTGACGGATGGACGGAGATTGACTGCGGAGAGGGCGACCGCTTCCATCACGCACAGGGGAATTATCTTGAGCGCGGACTTACTGGCGATGATGGAATTTACAACTACAAGTTGGTTGACGGCATTCCGGTGCTGCGCTCCGATGATGAGAAAGCGCCGGAGCGTGCGCGGATAGCATCGCAGGCTGAAATATCCCAGCTCAAGCGCAAGCTCGCAGACACCGACTACATCGCCGCGAAGATCGCGGAGGGTGCGGCGACACGAGAAGAGTACGCAGATAAGCTTGTGGAGCGCGCTGCTTGGCGTGCCAGAATAAACGAACTGGAGGTGAAATAATGGACAGCAGCATTATAGTGGCGCTCATCGGCGCAGCAGTTACCATCGGGAATGTGGCGTTCACCACTCTGGCGGCGCGCAGGCAGAAGCGTGACG